TTTGTAGCTTCCTGGATTATGTGGCATACTACTGCAACTTTTAACGTGAGGATGATTGCTTGCCCATACCTGAAATTCATGCATGATAGCACCTTGTCCTGTTATAACAACAACAGATTTCTGTTTACGATAGTACGCATCTGTTATACGAGTATTGAAAATTCTCCAAGCTGCATGCACAGTATGTCCGTGTAAATCTAGTTTCATTGGGATATTTATAAGCGATAAATATACGAATAAAGGAATTGTACATGCCAAGATTATCACTATGGAAAGACGGTGCTCACACGAACGACTACCGCTTTTTTGACAGACGTATTAAAGAAATGTTTACTATCGGTGGTACAGGAATCAATGTACACAAGTATCTAGGTGTCACAAGTCAAGGATCAAGTGATGATCCAAGTCAGCCTAACTATCAAGAACCTGACCCACTAGGCATACAAGATTTTCTATTCCTCGAAAACAGAGACAGAACATACGACCAAGATATATACACATTACGTGGTATATATAGTGTAAGTGATACAGACTTCGATCTATCACAATTTGGTTTATTTTTACAAAACGATACGTTGTTTATAACATTCCACGAAAACGATATGCTAAACAACCTAGGTCGTAAACTAATGAGTGGCGATGTTATCGAACTACCTCACCTTACAGATTTTAGCGCACTGGACGAAAGTGTTGAACTTAGTCTTAAGCGTTACTATGTAGTACAGGAAGGCAGTCGCCCTAGTGAAGGATTTTCACCAACTTGGTGGAGTCACTTGTGGCGTGTTAAGTGTACACCACTAACAGATGCACAAGAATACAATGATATTCTAACTATGATGCAAGAAGATAAAGACGGAAATGTAACTGATAATACATTACGTGATCTACTAAGCACGTATAACAAAGAGCTGGAAATTACAAACAAAGTAGTAGCTGCAGCTGAAGCAGAAGTTCCTGAAAGTGGATATGATACTAGTGCATACTATGTAGTTCCAACAGATCCTTTAACAGGGAAACCTTTAGAACCTACTGGTCACACTGCGGATGAAGATGGTACTATAGATAGTGATAGCACATTAGTTGATGCAAGTAGTAGAAGAATCACACCAACAAACACAAATGCATACAGTGGATATTTGGTTGGTGATGGACTTGCTCCTAATGGAGAACCCATCACTATGGGAACGAGTTTTCCATCAAATGCACAGGAAGGCGATTATGCATTAAGATTGGACTTTTTACCAAACCGTGTATTTAGGTATAATGGATCACGTTGGATGAAAGTAGAAGATGATGTTAGAAGTAAGTTGACTCCAGGCACTGGTACTACACAAATTGATGGATTTATAAACAATACAGGAACAATTACGGCAGACGACAATACAACTGTTACTAGTAGACAAGCACTAAGTGATGTATTGAAACCCAAGGCAGATGACTAATGGCACAACAGTTTTTTTATGACAACCAAATAAGACGTTTCCTATTGCAGTTCATACGTGCGTTTAGTAACTTTCAAGTCGAGTATGGCAAAGACCGTGATGGTAGCGTGACACTACAAACAGTACCAGTAAAGTACGGAGATAGTACTCGTATGGTAAGTAGTATTATCCGCGAAAATAGTGAAAATAAAATTATTCCAACTCCGATGATTAGTTGCTATGTCACTAATATGGAATACAATAGAGAAAGAGTACAGGATCCAACATTTGTAGATAAAAAGCATATTCGTATGCGCAAATATGATGAAAACACTGGTGATTATACAACACAACAGGGAAATGCTTTTACAGTAGAACGTGTGATGCCTGTACCATATACATTGACAATGAATGTTGATATTTGGACAAGTAATACTAATCAAAAACTACAGTTGATGGAACAGATACTTGTACTTTTTAATCCTGCTCTAGAAATACAAAGTACGGACAACTACCTAGACTGGACTAGTTTAAGTTATATTGAACTACAAAATGTTCAGTGGACTAGCAGAAGTGTTCCTGCAGGAGTAGATGATACTATAGATATATCTACTTTATCTTTTACTGTTCCAATTTGGATAACTGCACCTAGCAAAGTTAAGAAACTTGGAGTTATCAATAAAATTGTTGCTAGTATCTATGATGAAAGTGGAAGCATAAGTGATGGTGTTATTGATAGTAATCTACTAATGGGTACACGTATGAAATTTACACCAATGGACTATGGTATACTACTATTGGGAAATACTATAAGAATTATAGATAAAAATGAAACTGTGACCAATAAAGTTAACAGTACTCCCTTAAATGATCCCCCTACAAAAGTAGGCACAGATGATACTAGTTGGAGAGCATTAATTAATCAGTATGGTGAGTTACAATCTGGAATCAGCCAGATAAGATTAGAACAGGGATCAGCAGAAATCATAGGAACCATTGCATATCACCCTAGCAATGATCATCAATTATTATTCACTGTTCAAAGTGACACTATACCTACAAATGATTTAGCATCTGTTAGTAAAATTATTAATCCTTTAAAATCAGCGCCAGGGGCTGGGCTACCAGATTCATCTGTTGGTCAGCGTTATCTTATTCTTAATGCAATAGGTGATGATAATAACACTGATGGATCTGATGCCTGGAAAGGTGTTGATAATAGTGAATTAGTTGCTAGTGCAAATGATATTATCGAGTATGACGGAACAAATTGGGAAGTAGTTTTTGATAGTAGTTCACAGACAGGTATACATTATCTAACCAATATTAATACAGAAATTCAATACAAATGGACAGGAAATGAGTGGATTAAATCATATGAAGGCGAGTACCGTTCAGGGGACTGGAGTATTGTTATCTAATAGCAGTGTTGGTGCATTGTTTTTAAGTAAGTCAACGTTAAGGTATTTGTTTGTTCTGAGAAACGGAGCAAAGTACGATAGCACATGGGCATATCCTGGTGGTAAAGTTGAGATGAACGAAACAGAATACGAAGCATTGCAACGAGAAATACAAGAAGAATTGGGATATTTGCCCGATATAAAGAAAACTATACCTGTTGAAAAATTTACTAATACAAAAAATAACTTTACATATAGTACATATGTTTGTTTAGTTGATAATGAATTTATCCCAATACTTAATAACGAACATAAAGGATATGCATGGAGTAAACTTGAAAGTTATCCAAAGCCTCTGCATCCTGGAGTGTTTAATACATTTAGATTTGAAGAAATTTTAGATAAGTTGAAAACTATAGAACAGATAATGTGTAGTGATACTATCCGTGATGTATAGCACCTAAACTAGCATGAGATATATATTCGTTAAATCTCAATTCTTTAACATTGCCACACCATTTATACTTTTCACTTATTGTTCCTAGTTGTGGAACAACAAAATAAAATGCTACATCAGGGTATGTTTGTATTATTTTAATATTCATATCTACAAACTTTTCATTGGTGCGTTCATATGAATTTTGTTCTACGTAATTAGGATGTGTGTCTACATAAACGTTATCTGTGGGATGTTCATAACCTTCCATTCCTACTAGATATATAGTTTTGTGTCCATCAGCACATGCTAACCTAAGTGCAAGAGCACCAGCATGTGTAGTATATATATTTGGGTATAAATGAAAACTGTCCGGATTTTTTAATATATTTTTTACATTAGTATAAACTATATTATCTTCTGCATATCCACTTTCTGCTATATCTTTACATATATTAACGTTGGTTGAAATTAAAAAGGTTGGATTGAAATCTTTGTATAATAAATTACACCCATACGATTGTCCAACTCCTCTAACAGTTGCCCCACCAGTTTGCCCATGTAAAAACTGTAAGTTCAATTTAAGTCTAGATTTTCCATTACCCAGAATATGTGCTATTTCGTCGTGGTCATCATTAATGATAGTGCGTTCTACCCACGTCATTTTGTCTGGATTATTCTTATCTCTCCAGCTCAGTGCAATGCTTATCATTTCACCTTCGTAGTCTTTGGTATAGAACGCATCCTGCGACATACTAGTTCTTGCCTACAACTACTTCTATAACATCTGTGCTTGCACCTATTTTGTTTTCAAGTGCTTTACCGATAATACTACCTGCAGGAGGATTACTTTCATCACGCCATGCTTCTGCATGACCAGGTGTATCACTAGCGACCATTAAGTCACCTTTTCGTATTTCACCAATTACTTTACACGGAACACGACCAACAAGTGCTACTGTTGCACCGTCAAGTTCACTGTTCATTAAGTATGCTGGATCAGTACTAATAACACCAGCAATGCGTTTATCAAATTTATTTGTGCATTGAGTAACTTCTTCATCGCCACCAAATACCATTACTGTTCCTTCTTCGTAATCTTCATCTGTAGTATAACGTTCTG